ATGCCTGTAATTGATGTTGACTATGTGTTAGCTGCCATTAGATTGGCAACTTACGGTGAAAATATCACTATAAATTCAAAATGTCCTGAGTGTAGTAACGAAGATGCGTACGGTATTCCAATTCAATCTATACTTGATCACTACAATTCAGTTAACTTTATAAACGAATTTAGAATTAACAATTTTATTTTTAGAATACGTCCGTTAAACTATAGAGAATTAACTGACATACAACAAAAAAGTTTTACTATTCAGCGACAACTTAATCAATACGTGTCACAAATAGACGACCAAGAAAAACAACAAGCTGAGGTTAATAGATTATTTGACGACATTAACTCTATTACTATCAACACTATACAAAAAGTTGTTGTTGAAATAACTACGCCTGACGGTGACAAAGAAATGCATCATCAGTTTATAGTTGACTTTTTAGAAAACGGCGAAAAAGAGTATTTTGAAGAAACTAAAAAAGTTTACGAAACTAACTTAGAGAATTGGAACATTAAGCCTAGTAGTGTTGCGTGTAGTGCCTGTAGTCACGAATATAAAATATTACCAAACTTAGACTATTCAAGTTTTTTCGGTCGAGGCTAATTGAGACTCCGGACTCTGCATTACCTCAATTAGCCAAAGAATACGAAAACGAAATTAAACAACTCAAGCACAACATCTATAAAATTTGTTGGTTCATGCGAGGCGGAGTTGCATCAGATGTATTATTCACTGACACAGATATGGATGACTTAATGATTCTTCATACTGTAATTGAAGAAAATATAGAGACTGCTAAAAAGACAGGAATGCCGTTAATCTAATCCTGCAGCCCAATTTTTTCTTGTAGGTTCAGACTTCGGAGGCTCAGACTGAGAGCTGCTGCTACTTGGTGCAGAACTACTTGCAGTGGGCGCCGATGCCGATGCAGTTGGAGCAGGTGCAGCAGGTGTAGGCTTAGCAGATGTATAGTCTTGCTTACTTTTCTCAACACCGGCTTTGTCTCTCGGAGACATACCCATAGCATACTTCAAGTCTTTTTGTACATCATCATCGAGAGACACATCAGGATTAAATTTTGAAGCTGTTGCAAACGCTAATGATATTGCTGGAGCATTCCAAGTATATTCTATTAATGCTTCTATTGTACTAGGTCTGTTAATTAACCACATTGCTCCATAACTTGCAGCCTCGCCTAATAGGTATGCAATTAATGCTCCTATTCCTAGTGTAGCAGATCCAGCAGCCAATGCGCCAGCAGTTCGTGCTGCCCGTATTCCATTAATAATTTTTGCAGCAATTACAGCTTGTGCTCCACTGGCTAAGATCGTTGCCGCTGCTGAACTTACCCAAGCACCATAAATTACTTTTGATCTTTCTTCATATTTTTTTACTGCTTCAGGACTTCCCATAGTACCAAAATTACCAGCCCTATAAGACTTATATAATTCAGTTTGTTCTGTAACATGTGTATCTACACTGCCAACAATTGAATACCCTGCGAAAAGAATTCCAAGACCGCCAGCAGACAGTTTTAGATTACGATAAAAGCGATTCGTTGATTTTATTTTATCAAGTTTATCTTTTTCTGCTTTTTCAGCATCAGCTACCTTTTTATCAGCAGCCGCTTGAACTTTAGCATTTGCATCTTTAGCAGCGGTACGAGCTTGTCCAGGAGTACGATATGATCCTAGTTCTTTGCCAGACTCTGGATCAATTACAACAAAAAGTTTGTTAGGCGGATTTCCACGAGGTACTACATCGTACTCTTCATTTAGTTGATCTTTAGCACTTACAACATCATAAACTCGCATAATCGTGGTAATCCTTAGTGATAATGTATTTATTAAGAGTAATGAGCTAACGCTCATTAAGTTTTTCGCTATCGCTCAAACTAACTTGTTTTCTTTAAATTAAAGAAGTAATTTAGTATGATACATTGCGCTATTACGAAGTGATAGCGTTTAAATTTCATGTAGATTGTTTTAGTCAGACGGAACCTACTACGGGTTCCATCTAATCTCAAAAAGCTAACTTCATGTGAGTTGTAGTAGCCGAGACTTGGAAATAGGTATTTTAGCTGCTACTCAACGGGCTCTAACCTTTCCCGTACCTACGTCGACATATAGTATTGCTACTATTACCCTCTGCTTCGTTCCTAGTGCAAGAGGTTTTTATGAGTAATGCGCAGTTTTTCGATCGCCAACAGACAACCTATATCAACCAGTGAGCCCAATTTGTTTGATGGCTTCCTCCCTCTGGGGAGTCGATCAATATGTTACGTGTGCTCCTATCACAGATGCTTTTTCCACAGCGGTATTACAAACTGGCCCGCTAACCTTAAGTGTTGGATTATTTTGCCTTGCGCTCTTGTAGAGCTTGCCTAAGTGATACAGAACCGCCTACTCTTACATTAATGATACCGTTATAGTAATCATCTGTCTCAAGTACACAGCGGTCAAATTGTTCTTTAGCCTCTAAGTATGATAGTTCTGATCTTGATTTACAGTAGTAAATTATTTCTCTTGTGAATTGTTCCGGGCCTAATGATGCGACATCTGCTTGTAAGCTCTCTGAAGAGCCCCAATAATCTCGCCAATCACTTTCTACAGTGGTTTTGCGCTTGCGTTTTTTGCCTTTGAGTGGTGGTTTAGTGCGTTTAAACTGTGCTAGTTTTTTGCCTATATATTTGCGCCCGGTAGTTAGATTCGTTATCAAATAAACAAAGCCAATAATGTCTTCGGGTATTTCATCGACGATGATTCCTTGATAAGTCCACTGCATGAACTAGTTATCGGAGTCTGCGTCGTCTGCCTCTTCGTTTTGGTTAGGATATTTTTGTTTGTGCCTAGTATGTATTTCGTCCATACGTAACTTTGATAAGCGTCGAATTTCTCTAAGCCATTTTCGACTTGCTTTGTGTGTCCGTACAGAATTGCGCTGTTCAAAAGCCTCGTTTGCCTTAAAATATTTTAAGTATGCCTGTGTTAGTTGATCGTGGGTGTCGTCCATTACTCTACAATATCGATGTCATTTGCAAAGCTAGTAAATCCATTTTCTTTAATAACTTTAAGAATATGATTTACACGACCAATAAGTTCGTCTTTGTGAGAAATTAAAAATATATTTTTGTCTCGTTCTCGTCCAATCTTTTTAAGAACGCTTAAACTATTTTCAACTCCTGCTGTATCCATACCGCTGTCAATTAGCTCGTCGATGAACAATAAGTTAATGTTTTGGTATAAACTTTCCCATACATCACGAAATGCAAAGCTCAATCCTAATATAAGTCTGTTTCGCTCGCCTCTGCTTAGGTTGTCAAAATCTAGATCCTGACCAAGCTGAGTAATTTGTACGTTTAGATCGTTTTGAAACTCTACTTGATGTGGTAACCCTAGCTTATCAAGATAATATGTAAGTCTATTGTTTAGGTACGCTAAGTTTTGATCAATAATCTTTTTACGAATAAAACTATCTTTGTTTGTTAACAATTTAAGTAAAAACTCTTGATGTTCTTTAAGATTATTAAGATCGTTAACAACAGACCAGTCGATAGATTGCAGTGCTGTCTGTGTTAGGTCATCAATCTGTGCTTGATACGGATCTTCTTCTGCTTGTTTATTTGTTAATGCTGTACGAAGATTATCTACGTTACCTCGGTGAGCGTATGCTTCTTTAGCAGTTTCATAATAAGTATTAGGGCGTCCATTAATGTCGCCTATGGTACTAAGTCCAAGCATAACAACTTCTAACTTACCTGCAACTTCTAATTTATAAGCGTCTGCGTCTTTAAATTCTTTTAATTTTTTTGCAAGAATTTCTTCTTTTTTATCGTCATGTAAGGGTTGTCCGCAGGTATAACACAGCGCATCTTCTAAATTTGCGATGTCTTTTTCAACCTTTTTTACAGTTTTATCAGCTTGCATTAGAGCACTCTCTAGTGTGCTTTTCTCTTTGTTTAAGGCGGTTATTTTATTGTTTAGCTCAGACCAATTAGCAAGTTTTTCATGTAGATCTAGTTCGGCATCGATGTCAAGATGCTCTAATTCCTGTATTGCTTCTTGCAATTTTGTAACATCTTGAGTCTTTTTTGCCTGCCAAGCACGTTGAGTCTTGCCTAAATTTTCAATAGCAACATTGATTTTTTCGTTTGCGGCCTGTACAGCATTAATTTTTGCTGTTTCTTCTATAATAGCATCTTTAGTAGCACGTACTTGTTCCTTAAGAACTTCTGCCTTTACTGAAAGTAAAGTAATACCTAGCAGTTGTTCAATAATATCTCTCTGTTCATTCTGCTTCATGCTTAAGAATGGTTCAGAGTAAGTGTTTAACGCAACAATATGCTTAAACATATCGTGGCTCATACCTAGTAAATTGCTAATGTAGTTCTGTGTTTCTCTACTGTCGCCCTGACTTTCGTCAACTGATTCTTGTTCTTGGTCGTTAACATAGAACTTGAGTATGTTAGGAGAACGCCCTCTCTCTATGCGATAATCCTGCCCGTCTTTTTCAAAATGCAGTGTAACCAACATGCCCTTACTATTGGTCTTATTAATTAAATTATTTCTTTTAATGTTAGTTAACGCTGTACCATAGAGAGCATAGCTTAGTGCATTAATAATAGTAGTCTTGCCAGTACCATTGCGACTTCCGCTGTCGTCACCGCCTTGATCTAAGTTTTCGCCTAGTACTAGTGTTAGCTGTTCTTTATTAAAATCTACAGCTTGGGTCTGATTACCCACACTCATAAAATTCTTTACAGTTAAATCTTTAATTTTTAGCATATTATAGCTCGTTATAGATGTCTAGCAATAACTTTTTATTAAATTGTTCGGAGTCAATAGCACCAATTTCTTTACTAACGATTTCGTCAACACTCTCAAAGTCTTTAATATCAATTTGAGAAGTAATTTCCTCTACTTGTTTTTGAGGAATTAGTGTAATTTCTCTACAATCGTGATTTTTTATAAATGTTTCTTTGATAAATTGTGCTTCTTCGTAACTAATAGGAAGATCCAACGTTACACGCAGATACATTTTAGGTTTGATTATTTCTTCTGTCTTGTCTAATAGGGTTGATAACTTAACTGTACGATACTTAGGACAGTTCCACCAATTAATATACTCAGGTGGTTTATTATTTTCTCGGTCTAAAATCATCATACCGCGCTCGTCGTCGCCAGAATCAGCATAGTTGTGCGGAAAAGCGTTGCCGATGTAATGTATTTTACCCTTAACTTGACGCTTGTGGAAGTGTCCTGAAAACACATAGTCTTGGTATTCAAAATGTTCTGCTTTAAGTTCACCGTGATCTGGCATCTGTACCATTGCATTCATATAAAAATGAGGCAATTCAAAGTGACCAAACATGTATTTTGCTTTACATACTTGTATTTTCCTCCATTCGTCGCCTACTAACCAGGGCACAAGTGCAACATCATCAACTACAGTTAGTTCGTTTACAACAGTAACACCCGGTACGTATTTGCCAAATTCTACTGAATGAATGTCTCTACGATCTTTATAATATAGATCATGATTGCCAGGAAAGTAAAAAAACTGCTCAAAGGCTGCACCTAACTTTTCTAAACTACGTAAAGTAGCGTCCATAGTGGTGATATTTAGACTGTTTCGATTATGATGCCAATCTCCGCAGAAAATTCCTGTCTCACAACCGTTTTTCTTTGCTTGATCGATGAACCAGTCTACGAATTCTTCGCAATCGTCGTTGTGTACTTTTGAATTGCCTTTAAGGCCAAAATGAATGTCTGTAAATACGGCTGCTTTTTTAAACAAAATAGAAATCTCTTTTTATATAGTATAGTTCTTTTAGCTGTTTTGTCAACAGTTTATTCTCCAGAATGTTCTCGTTCTCTACGCATTGCATTTTCCCATTCTCCACTCATTTGTCTAGAATAGCTAGGGTCCATACCATTCTGCTCTAAGATATCGTCGCGAATGTTTTGATTACGTTTTTCAATATTAATTACTCTTACAAATGAATTAGTGACAGCGGCTGTATAATATGCAAAAGGATTATTTGACTTAGATTCATCAAACTGTAGACCTATTTGAGTCAATTGCAGTATAGCTTGTCCCTTCATTTCGTCGTTGTAGGTATAACCTCGAACATTACCGCGTGTAGCATAGCGTTCGCATAA